AAACGGACATTTTCAAAGTAGAAGTCATTTAGCTACAAGATTTGATGAACAAAACTGTCAGCCACAATGTGTAGGTTGTAATATGTTTAAACAAGGAGAACAATATAAATTTTCAATAGCATTAAACTCAAAGTATGGAGAAGGTACTGCACAAGAGTTAGAGTTTAAAGCAAGACAAATAACTAAGTTTACTAGATCAGACTATGAAGAAAAGATAACTTATTACAAATCAGCTGTTAAAAACTTAAAAGAAGAAAAGGGTATTGAATAAAATATTATGATATATTTGAAAAATGATAGAACTTATTTACACAAGTCAAGAACACAAAGCATTAATAGATCTTTATATTAATATGTGTAAAGAGTTTGCAAAAGACGTAAGTAGTAAAACTAAGTACAATAATTACGAAGATGTATTAAAAATTATATTAGAATATCATAATGGTTATGGTAGTGGAGTAGAAGAAAACAACTTTTATGATTGGCTTATGATAATACCAATTAACTTATCAGTAGCTACAAATGGATTTTTTGCTGGTGTTGAAACTAAAGGTAACAGAGCAGTAATAAGAACGTATAAAGTAGTCCTTGAAGAAATACTACAAGAGACAGTAGACAAAATAAGTTTATTAGAAACAACAAATGAATAAGATATATCTTGAAATAGCTAAGCTTACAGATAAGTTTAGAAAAATGTCATACAGATTAACGACAGATGAAAACAAGATAAACGAAGCAGTACAAGAATTGATGTTATATCTACTTCAAGCTAATCCACAAGTCATTAAAAAAATATATGAAAGTGATGGTATAGATGGGTTAACAAGATACGGAGCAGTAGCACTAAGAAGGGCATTGACAAGTAAGAGAAGTAATTTTTATTATAAGTATGAAAAGTATTATACACGTATTGATAGTTTTACTAACAATGTTAGCGTCTCTAGCAATCATCTTGACTATGGAAATGATAATAATTATTATAAGAGTCTATCAAACATTCCTAATGCAGAAGTAGACAATGCTCAATTACATAAGTTAGAAATTATAGATAAACAGCTCGACAAGCTAGAAAATTGGTACGACAGAGAATTATTTAAGTTATATTACTATGAGGGCAATACATTAGACTCACTAGCTAAAAAGACTAAGATAAGTAGGAATAGCTTATTTACAACAATAGACAAAGTAAGAACAATACTAAAAAATGAATTAAATGAAGATGTATGATCCTGTAAAAAATGATAGTTTTGTAATGATGTTTGGTTTCAGACATCCTGATTGGAGAAAGAAATGAATAAGTTTTTTGTTCCTGATGAAGTCTATGAAGATAGGATTGCAATATGTAAAGAATGTGTTTACTATTTCAAGCCAACAGGAACTTGCACAAGGTGTTTGTGTTTTATGAAATTGAAATGCAGGTTGGCACCAGTGGCGTGTCCACAGAAGTATTGGGATAAAACAACTGAAGTACAAACGCCTGATGACTTACCACAAGAGATAATAGATGCTATATTAAATATGTGGGAAGACTTAAAGACAGGAAGGGCAAAGAACGTACAAGCTAAAAAGAAAATGATAGAGACTTACAATACTATTTACAATACAAACTATCAAACTAATACTAATTGTGGTTCTTGTATATCAACTTGCTTCGATGGTATAAAGAAACTATATAAAAAATACAGCCAATGAGTTACCTAGCACACTTAAAAAGAAATAAGATGCACTACACAAGCAGATGGGTAGTGAAATATAATGAAGACCTAGTAAAAGAAGTAAAGCTTATATACTCTCCTGAAGAATATAGAAAGTTTACAAATGCTAGACCTTTACACACACAAGACGGACTAATTAAAATACTAGAAAATGACAAAGAAAAAAGAACTGATAAATCCTAAGATGTTAATGAGCAAAGAAGAACTAGGAATACCTGACTATTACGTTGGTAAGGTTTTTGGATATGAAGCACGTAGAGTAGTAGAAGACTTTGATCTAAGCTACAATATGGCAACAGCAGTATCTTATCTATTGCGAGCTAAGAACAAACATAGTGATGGTGGCATACAAGATATAAGAAAAGCTATAAACCACTTACACTTCGAACTAGATAAACTACAATGACATTATATAGTTGCAAATGTGGTAACACACAAGAAATAGGTAAACAGACTATAAGATATAGAGACAATGGCTGGAGAACAATAGAAGCTAGATGTAAATGTGGTCTATGGATGGATAGTGAACCTGAAGAAGGTATGCCTACAATTAAACGTACAGAACCATCTCTAACTAAAAGAAGAAATAAATTATGGGAAGGTGCTAAAGAAAAGCTAGTAGGCTCAAGAGGAATTAATGAATCCTTTGACTAAATGATAAAATTATACAAAGGCGATTGCTTAATTGAAAGCGATAAAATTGAAAGTGGAAGTGTTGATTTGATTTTGACTGATTTACCTTATGGAACAATGAAAGGTATAAATGAAGATTTTGTAGGTTATGGAAGAAAAAACCACGATGGTCATTTATGGGATAATGTTATTGACACTAATAAAATAATGCAAATTGCAAACAGAATACTAAGGAAGAACGGAAAGATGGTTTTGTTTAGTCAAGAACCTTTCACAACTGAATTAGTAACAAAAGCAATACCAAACATTCCTTTTAGCTATAGAATTATTTGGGAAAAAGATAATTTTGCAAATGCTTTATTAAGTAAAAAAGCACCTGTAAATTATTATGAAGATGTTTTAGTTTTTAGTAAGAACCACGAAACAGAAGCAATACACCCACTAAGACCATACTTTAAAATAGTGATGGATTACATAGGCTTAAACCTAAAACAAATAAATACTAAGTTAGGGCATAGAAAAGCAGAACACACTTTTTATATTGATAGTACGCAATATGGTTTATGTACTGAAAAAACATATTTAGAATTGATTGAAGTGTTTAATATTGATAAAATGCAAGGCTTTAAAGAGTTTGCAGAACTCAAAGAAATAGACAACCAATTTAAAAAGCGATTTGCAAGCACCTTCAACCTATGGGAAGGGAAAAAATACAAAAGCAATATATTAAAATATAAAAAGGATTACACAGGACACCACCCAACACAAAAGCCTGTTTTATTACTTGAAGATTTAATTAAGACCTTTAGTAATGAAAATGATTTAGTAATAGATTTAACTATGGGTAGTGGCTCAACAGGAGTAGCTTGTGTAAATACTAATAGAGATTTTATAGGTATTGAAATGAATGATGAGTATTTCAATATAGCAACAGAAAGAATTAATAAAGAAGAACCACAAAAAGAATTATTTTGAAGTTCGTGATAAAGTGCGATAAAGATAAGCAAACTCTAATTAACTATTTAAAGGAATTAGGGAATGACTATATTGTAGATGTTAAGAAACAAAAAAATAATAGAAGCAAAATGCAGAACAATTACTATTGGGCGTGTATAGTACAACCATTAGCATCAGAGCTAGGTTACTTTCCTGATGAAATGCACGATACACTTAAAGTAAAGTTTGCTAGTGAATGGCAAGGAACAATAATAAACAATAAACATATAGACTTAAATATAGTTCATAGTACAGCAAGAATGAATACTAAAGACTTTGAAGTATATGCAGATCAAATAAGAATATGGGCATTGTATGAACTAGGTGTAAGACTAATGCTACCAAATGAATATGAGTAATTTCTATTATATTAAAAAGATTAGATAACTGAATAAAACTGAATAAAACTGAATAAAATGGACGGAAGAAGAAATAATAAAGGAACTAAAGGAAACAAAGGAGGAAGACCTAGTAGGTCAGATGAACAAAAGCTTATAGAGAATCTAACACCTATGAATAGTCTAGCACTAGACTCACTACAACAAGGATTAGAAAAGAAAGAGCAATGGGCAGTTAAGTTATTCTTTGAATACTTCTATGGTAAACCTCAACAAAGAGTTGATGTAACGACTAATGAAGAAAGTCTAAATATGCCAATCATTAACTTTGTAGAGACTGAACCTGTTATTAAACTTACAGGAATTGATACTGAATAAGAAATACGAAGAACTCTTTTCATCTAAAGCTAGATACTACATTATCACAGGTGGTAGAGGATCAGGTAAGTCATTTGCCGTTACAGTCTTTCTTACACTACTAACAATGACAGAAGGCATCAGAGTATTGTTTACACGTTTTACAATGGTATCAGCTCACTTGTCAATTATACCTGAGTTCTTAGAAAAGATAATACTATTAGGATATGAGAATACCTTTAGTGTAAATAAAGCAGAGGTAGTCAATCTAAAGAATAAATCAGACATACTATTTAGAGGTATCAAGACATCAGCTGGTAATCAGACTGCAAGTCTAAAGTCATTACAAGGTGTAAGCACTTGGGTACTTGATGAAGCAGAAGAACTTATTGATGAAGATATATTTGATACAATAGACTTAAGTATTAGAGAAAAGAATATACAGAATAGAATTATACTTATACTTAATCCTGTTACTAAAGAGCATTGGATTTATAAAAGGTTTTTTGAAGACAAAGGAGTTGAAGCTGGTTTTAATGGTTTTAAAGACAATGTATGCTATATACATAGTACATACGAGGATAACAGAGAAAACCTCTCAGAAAGCTTCCTAGAGCGTATTAAGACTATAAAGCATAATAACTTTAAGAAGTATCAACATAAAATATTAGGTGGTTGGTTAGACAGAGCAGATGGTGTAGTATTTGATAATTGGAGTATAGGAGAATTTAATCCTGATAACTTACAGACATCTTGTGGTATGGACTTTGGGTTTTCAGTAGATCCTGATTCATTGACTG